AAAGCAATAGAACTAAAACAAGATATTGACCGCCAGGTTGCTATGTTGTCTATTATGAAATCAAAAATAAGTTAATACGCAAGTATTACATTTAAAGCCCCTAGTTAGGGGCTTTTCCATATGTGTAAAATTTGACAATAAATAGATTTGGGTCTATAATAGAGTCTTATTCAGTTGAAAGGTATCGTATGAAAGTAGAAACAGCATTGAAACAGATTCAAAAAGAAGCACAATTCTTGGGTCTAGGTGTAATGGAAACACTACATTTTATTGCACAGAATCCCTTAGCACAACCGGCCAAGACTTTGGAAGCTTTCAAGGTTTTGAACCCAAACTTTGTGTTCCCCAAGAAAACAGTCAAAAACTTGATGTCCGGCAAGGAAATAGAAATTGATGCTGATACCCCACACTGTTGTAATCCTGCAACAGAGACTTATTGGTCAATGTAAAAATTTGACAATAAATGAGTTTGGGTATATAATAGAATCTTAGACAGTAAAGAAAAGGACACAAAATGACAGACCAAGAATTTGACGTTAAATTTGATTATTTTAACAAAGCACGTACCGAGTTAGGTTTGACTGCTGTTTGGTCAATCTTTGAGGTCGATAACTTGAATGAAACTCATCCCTTCAAGGGTGTTACAAAAGTTATCTATAAGACTTATGGATCCGGTGATGCCGAGGTTGCTATCGACGGTAATACTTGGAAGGCATTGTACATTGCGGCTGATACTCTTATCGATATCAGTGGTGACAACCATCACATTTTTATTGAGTCTTTCAAACAAAGCTCTATTGACCCGGAAATCTTGTTTGTATCAACTGGCTCCTAAATTTGACAATAAATCAGTTTGGGTATATAATAGAGTCTTAATCAGTTAAATAAAGGAAACAAAATGTCAGCACTAACAAAGTATTTGGATCGTAAAAACTCTTTTGCTACTCTCTTTGGTGGCAAGGCACTTAGCTTGCAAAATGCAAGTGACCGTCAACGTATTGCCGATTCAATCGACAGTGATTTGAGTCCCGAGAATTTGACTTGCGATGGTGAACTTCCACGTAGCTTGGTTCAATCACGTTACAAGGAATTGACTAAGGCGGCTTTTGAGTTGAAAAAGTTGGATCCATCAGTTAAGTTTTACGAGTTTGGTACAGAAGTTTAAGGAGATAACAATGTACGGATTTGCTAACGTATCAAATATGACCAGTCGTCAGATCCAACGTATGGGTCACAATGATGATCCTACTCCATATCGTGCAAGAACCAACACTAAAAAAGTTGTGTTGAATCTTAATGCCGATGATGTATGGGCCGCGGCCTGTCAGGCACAACGCACAAATGGTGCGTATGTTAAGTTGAGTGTGTTGACCGAGTCCGACAAAAGTCAAAACAAATTATCCAATCGTCAGATTATTGAAAGTTTGATGGTTGATACTAAGTTGATTACCGATGAAGACCGTGAGCAAGGTAAAAAGGTTCGTGCTTTCTATCAGGCATTGACTTTCAAAATACTGCAAGGTAAACAATTAAGTGAGTTTGATAACAATGCTATGGTGATTTCCAATCGTGATGTTATCACTAGCACATATGATTTGGCAGTGATTGCCAGTTTGCCAAGTTGCTATGAGCGTGGTGTTGTACGTCAGTCAGTAGAACAACGTATTAACTTTGCTACAGGTGGTTTGATTGGTGCTGTTGGTAAAAAAGTATCAACAAGTATTGAAGTATTGAGATCGGTATACTCACATAGTTACAATGTAAATTTTATTACTGGTATCAATAGTGATGACCAAGTTGTATTCTTTGCTTACAAGAGTGAATTGGAAGTAGGAAAGATGTATGACATTTATGGTACTGTTAAAGGTCATAGAGATAACACTACCCAACTTAATCGTGTAAAGGTGATTGTATGAACATTCTATTTAAAGAATTTGCCGAACAGGCTACTACTGTTATTGAAGCTACCGAGAATAGTGCTGAAGGTTGGATCTTTAATAAAGAAAAGTTTGCTAAGTTGATTGTTCAGGAATGCAATCGTTATGCATGTAGTGCTTGGGAGCATGGTCCGTTATTGGGTAGAGATTTATTAATACATTTTGGGATGGTGGAGTTGAATGATGAATAAAACTATTGAATGGCTTTTTAAGCAGGCTGGGGGCTATGTTGAAGTTGATAGTGAAGGTAATCGTTTTACCTATACACAAGACTTTGACCCTGATTTATTTGCCGGATCTGTTATTGCAGAGTGTGTTCAAGCATTAGTCAATCATGGTTATACTGATGCGGCAACCATGTTAGCAAACGAGTTCCCTGAAGATTGGCAAGTATTTGAATTTCCGGAGATTTAAAATGACAAATTTATTAGTAGGCTTTGTTCTTGGTATCGTTGTATCAACTGTTGGCTTTAGTGGTATCGCTAAGATAGCTGACAACGGTGTAGAAAAAGTTAAACAGGTAACTGTTGAACAAACCAAGTGAAATATAAACGTAAGAAGGTAGAGGATATTATGGGACTAGATATGTATGCTTATGTTGCCAACAAGAAAGGGCAATACAATGATTATTATGAAACTGCTGAGTTTGATAAAACAGTTAATGAATTTGTAAGTACAACTGTTACTAAGCCATACGAAATTGCTTATTGGCGTAAGCATCCTAATCTGCATGGCTGGATGGAACAACTTTGGGTTAGTAAAGGCAAGCCCGGTTTGCAAAGTCAAAACCAAACCTTTAATGGCATTGAGTTAGAACTTACTTGGGATGACTTAGATAACCTTGAACGTGCTATTCGTCATGGCAAACTTCCTAATACAGAAGGTTTTTTCTTTGGCAATCCTGCCGATAATCATTACTATGAACAAGACCTTGAGTTTGTGAATAACGCTAAGGCAGAAGTGTTCTTAGGATTAAAAGTATTTTATAACAGTAGTTGGTAATGAACAAATATTATTTTGCATATGGTATGAATACAAATCTCACCGAGATGACTAGTCGTTGCCCAAACGCGGTGAGTCTCGGTCGTTGTGTGTTGCCTAACTTTGAGTTAAAGTTTAGACACCACGCTGATATTGACCTTGTTCCCGGTAGTGAGATGGAAGGTGTATTGTGGGAGATTACACCTGAATGTGAGAAAGCATTAGATAGATTAGAAGGATATCCTTATTACTATAATAAGATTGATGTAGTTTTAGAAGATAAAACTATTGCTATGGCTTACATTATGAATGTTAAAGGGCCGCAAATTGCACCTAGTGTAGGATATGATAACTGTTTATATGAAGGTTATCTAGCACATGGATTAGATGTAAATAAGTTAACCGCACATATAGATATGCTTTTACAAGGAGAATATAATGACAATATTGTATCGTATTAAACCCGCAGATAAGAAATCAGTAGAAGCATTCTATGATGTTTATAGCAAAGATTCAGAAGGTAATATCCGTGGTTGGAGTGTAACCGAACTGTATCGTTGGGGGCAAGGATTTGTAGAAGACGAATCCGAGTTGCCATATAGTGATGATCGGTATCATTGTGTTGATCCTACTATTGGTTGGGGTTGCGAACTTGAGGACCTTTGTGCTGTAGATTTTGAGTTTGATGAATCCTTTACCGAAGAAGAAAAAGAAGAAATTGAACAATTATGGGAAGACGGTGGCGCAGGTTGGCTATATGACGGTGACCATAATTGGGAAGTTGAAGAAGATACTATTACTATTTTGGGTCCATTTGTAGTTGACAAAATTGACGAGGACGTGTATAATGTTAGTATTGAAACAGTAGAACTTAAACCCCGGCCACCTTTTGTCGCAACAACAGCGTGGCCATTCTCAGGATAAAATATGACAAATTCAGAATTGAAAGAAAAGCTATTGCGGGCACAAGCCTTACTGTCCGAGGTGTATGATTGGGCTAAACAACCGCATACCAAATATACTGGTATGGAGATGAATTCAGAGATAGCTTGGAAGATGAGTGGTGCCGATTCTCGCATTAATGATGCCCTTAAGGAGTTAGAATGAGTGCAAGTTGGATTAATAAATTAAACGAATCAGATAGCCGCCTGCACAAGGAAGATGTTATAAAACAAGCATTAGAGGCAAGTGTCCTAGGTAGCACCAATGCTATCAATTTCCTATCTTTTGTAAAAGCGTGTTACAATCCTTATGTTACATTTGGTGTTCGTCAAGTACCAGACACTGTTGGTATTACTGATGCAGAGAATCCTTGGGATGAGTTTAATGAATTGATGT